CCGCACGGTTGACCCAGGTCTGGCCGCCATCCTCGGTATGAAGCACGACGGCTTTGACGTTTTTGCGGGTCGGGGTCGGCTCATCGGTTTTGCCGCCGACCACCCAACCGCGGCGTTCGTCAATGAAATGCGTGTCGATCAGGATGGATGCCCAGCGCCTCATGTCCCAGGCGGTCCAGGTGGCGCCGCCGTCGGTGGTTTTCATCATGCGCGGCGGACGATTGGGGAAGTTGGTCCCTGACATGTAAACGGTTTTCGCGTTCACCACCGACATGCCGCAGACCGCAGTTAGTGCGTTGGGCGGCAGGTTGAGGACCTGGCTCCAGGTCTCCCCGCCGTTTTCCGTATGGAACAGCACCTTGGGCGGGCTGAGGGTGCCGGCCCAACCGATGGAGGGTGAGGCGAAGCCGATGCACCGGAAGTAGACCTCCGCATCGTGCAGTTGCTCGACATAGGTCTCAAACCCGTCGGTTGTCTTGACGATCTGCCCGTTGCTGTTCACAGCCCACCCGGTTTTAGGATCGGTGAACCAGATGTCGTCGGTGCGGGAGCTGGCTTTGGTGGGTTGCCATTGCAAGACCGGCGCGACGGCTGCCACGGTGTCACTCGCTGGACAGCCATCGTCGATCCATTTGGCGATGAAGGCGATATCCTTATCCGCGACTGGATCGAGGCCGGACGGCATGCGGTCAAATTTGGCACCAGGCGGGGGCATCGCGAGGTCGTCCCCGAACGGGGCTTCGCCTTTCAGCGCCTTGATCAGATTGGATCCGGCGCCGTTGCCGACAACCAGCAGATCAAGGCCTTGGACCTTCTTGGCGACAAACTGATCCCGGGTGAGGTTGCGCCAGAACGCGCCATGCACAGCGATATTCATACCCGGACCACCGATCGCCTGGTCGAGGATGTTAATTACCTGCTGATAACGGGTCATTTGCGGTTGCCTTCTGATTTGTGAAGAGACGCGATCGAGCCCAATAGACGAGAATCGTGCGATGGCGTGTGAGCCGCTTCACACTCGAGTACGATTTTACCTGGTCGGTTAGGTTGCGCCCCAACCTTCTGCGCGCGATGTGACCAGCTTCGCCGACTGCGATCACCTCGCCGTCGCGACCGCGCCCGGCGAAACGGGCCATGGGAAAACGGACAGCCTCACGTCGTCGCGGATTGGGCAAGACGGCCTTCAAGTATATCGCCAGCGGTCGCGCGACAATAGAGGTCCTACCGAAATCATTGAGGCGGTCGGCGGCCGCATGCCCGTGCTCGTGGACAGCGGCTTCCGTCGCGGCACAGATATCATCAAGGCTTTGGCGATGGGCGCCCAAGCCGTATGTATCGGCCGGCCCTACCTCTGGGGCCTCGGTGCTTTCGGTCAAACGGGTATCGGCAGACTCGCCGCTGGAGGAAATCGGATTCGAACTCGTGGTCCCATGTCGGGCGGCGAGCCGGCAAGGACCAACGAATTGTCCAGCCATCATAATTGCGGTGGACGATCGGAATTATCTCCAAACCTAATGAGAGATGAGCGTTTACAATTTCTTCCTCAGCACCGCCGCGACCCGGGCTAATCGCCTTTTCTCTTTTTCCTCCTCCGCCGCGATGCGGGCCAATCTCTCTTGCTCCTGTTGGGCCTCCCATTCCAATGATCCAGGGGCGTAGGTGACTTTGGGTTTGTTTTGCTCGGCGATTTGCTCGCCCTCAGGTGGCTCGTTCTCGATCCATTCGCCGAGCTTGACCCAGCCGTTCCGGATGAACGCTTCCGCATCATCAGCGAAAAGTTCAAGCGTGCCATCCCACGCCGCAATGAGATGCTGGCCCGAGAGGGTTTGTACTGACATACCCGGGGTTCCCTTCAGGAGAACCCGATGGCGCTCGCGGTCCTTCTCCTGGTTCTGCAAGCGCTCATACTCAATCCGCATCCACTCGTAGTGTCCCTGACCCGGAAAGGGCTTCTTGAACCAGTCGAGAAACTGCGCGGTCGAGTCCGCCTGGTCGTCGTGCTTGCCGTTGGGGAACACCGTCAACTCGTGGAGGTATTCGGCGAGCCACGGAGCGTTCTCCGGGATGCGGACAAAACCGTTCTCGATCAGCGTCGTTTGCGCGTGCAGACGCATGACCTTGTCGGTCGTCGGCTGGTAGCGGGTGACGTCATGGCAGCCATCGGCGATCAGCTCCTGGATTAGCTGCGTACCGGAGGCCTTGTCTTCGATCAGCACGACCTGCGCATCGAACAGGCTCTGCTGCTCGCGAACCGCGCGCTTGAGCGCCGGATATTCGAGCCGCCGGCGGAATACGCCGAGCAGGAAGAGTTCTTTGCCCTTCACGCCCCAAGTTGTGCACACCGAGAAATCGCTGAGCTCGGTCGCCTTGTTGGCGGTGTCCCAGCTCTGCACGATGCGGTCGAAACGCTTCGGCAGTTCATCCTCGCGATAGCGCTTGAACCAGACCGCCTTGACCAGGCCGCCGCCCAACGGGGCGGGGGATTGCTGATACTGGCCGGCGAAGTTGTATTCGCCGATGGTCCGCCGGATGCGGTCGAGGATTTCGAGCGGCTCGCGGCCGAGATGCAAAGCCTCGCCCTGCCGGCGCCGAAAGCATCGCGGTCCCCAGATGGTCTCGATCTCGTGCATCTCGTCAGCTTCGGCGATCGCCGGAAAGCTGAGAACCTCCCAGGGCTCCTGCGCGAGGACGTGGCCGACGGGATCGTCTTCCTGCAGCCGCTGCATGATCATGACGATGGCACTACGGCGCTTGTCGTTTTGCCGGCTGTAGAGAGTGTGATCGTACCAGTCGTTGGCGGCTTGTCGCTGCGCGTCGGAGAGCGCCTCCTCCGGCTTCAGCGGATCATCGATCAGGATGATGTCGGCACCGCGTCCGGTGAGCACGCCGCCGGTGGAGGTGGCGAGCCGATAGCCCTGACGGGTGGTGATGAATTCCTGCACCGCCTGGCGATGCGGCGCCAGGCGGGTCGGAAAGATCCGCCGATACCACGGGCTCATCATGATGCTGCGGCAGTCGCGGGCGAGCTTGTCGGCGAGGTCCTGGGCATAGCTGACGGAGAGGATCTGCGCCGAGGGGTCATGCCCCAGACACCAGGCCGGAAAGGCGATCGAGGCCATCAAGGATTTCAGATGACGCGGTGGCAAGTTGATGATCAGCCGCCGGATCTTGCCTTCCCGCACGGCGGTCAGCTTGGCGGCGATGACCTCGATATGCCAGTTCATCGCCAGCTCGGCCTGCGGGTTGAGGTCCTGGAAACAGCGCACGGCGAAGCTGACGAAGTCCTGCCGCAGCAAGACCTGGTACTCGGCCGGAGTGAGGTTCTCGAACATCACTTTTCCGGTTTCGAGAAACGCGCCCTGAGCTGCTCGATGACCTTCTCGTCAGCCTCGCTGAAGGCGGAGGTCTCGGGAGAGGCCGGCTCGGTCTGCCCTTCGATATCACGGACCAAGTCGAAGACGATCTTGATCGCGCGCCAATCCGCTGTGGCCGAGCGGTTGACGAGCTGGGTGATGATCGCCTCGCGCTTGGTGATCTTGCGACGCCCGCCATTGTCGCTGACGATAACGCACGCGTTCAGCGCCTCACTCAGCAGCGTCTTCAGGTTCTTGGCGCCGGGCGACCGGCCGCGGGGATTGCTGGACCGGCCTTTTGTGAAACGGGTGTGGCCGGGCGGTTTGCGGTAGCCCACCTCGTAGTCGCGCTCCCGATCAGGCGGCATTGGCCACCTCCCGCCTCGCGGGCGAGGTCGTCAAAGCTGCGGCCGCTTGCGGCATGACGAGCGCTCCCACCGGTTAGCGCCTGCCAGCGGCGGAGGATCGTATCGACAAGGCCGGGTCGAGTTCCAGCCCGCAGCAGCGCCGGCCGGTGCGCTCGGCGGCCATGCCTCCTGCTTGTGACGCCGTGGGTTGGTGGGGTCTGGTTTCAGCTCTTGGATCGGGCGATAGGTGACCGAAATCCGACACGGGACGCCTGTGTTGCCCAACGAGGCGGCGGGATTTTTCATTAAAAATACTCCTGGAAACGCTACTGCGCTAACTCGCGCCGACCCACGAGTTGGTTCCGCGAAGCCGACGAGCCAAATTCGGCAAATCGGCCATCATCGTTTTTCGGCGGCCGAAATCCGGCCGAGCCGTGCCGGGTGGTGATGAACTCCTGCACTGCGTGGCGGTGCGGCGCCAGGCGGGTCGGAAAGATCTGCCGGTACCACGGGCTCATCATGATGGCGCGGCAATCGCGGGCGAGCTTGTCGGCGGATCCTGGGCATAGCTGACGGAGAGGAACTGGGCCGAGGGGTCGTGTCCGAGACACCAGGCCGGAAAGGCGATCGAGGCCAGCAAGGATTTCAGATGGCGGGGCGGCAAATTGATGATCAGCCGGCGGATCTTGCCCTGCCACACCT